GGTAACCAAACTCTCTTCCCTCCCTTATGAATAAACAATTTACACAAGGTAATTGAAAATGGCCGGACGCCCGCGATCTTCAACCGGCCAGAACGCCATCGCCCGCGCTTGGGGAATGACCCAAGGCGCTGTCGCGAAATGGGCAAAGCTCGGATGCCCGATGGATGATATCGCGAAGGCAACCAAGTGGCGGGAAGATTATTTGGCAGCGAACGGCAACGGCCAAAACGCACCGGCTTCACTCAACGATGCACGGCTCCAGAAGCTCGTTCTCGAAAGCGAAAGGCTTCGGCTCAAGATCGCACAGGATCGCGGGGAACTTGTGGAAGTGACGGCAGTGAAAGAAAGCGGCATCCGCATCGGCGCAATCTTCAGCGCCAAACTCGCAGCCCTCGTCAACGATGCCAGTGGCGCTCTGGCGGGCCTGGGCGAAGCCGAGTTGCGAAAGAAGTTGCATGAGCGCACGCAGCAGATATTGAGTGAGATCAGAGAGGAACTTGAGAAACTATGAAACAACCCAAATTAAAATAATGAAAGCAATCCTTGAATTCGAATTACCCGAAGACCGCGATGATCACGCATTCGCCCTGGCGGGGCTTGATGCGCTCCTGCTCATCGATGACATTACTAACGAAATCCGCAGCTACTTGAAGCACGGTGGCGGCGAGTATTTACAATTCAATGCCGAAGTTTATAACGAGGCTGAAGACAAATACGAAACAAAGCGAATGGATGCATGCCCTTACACGCTTGAGCGCGTGGCGCAACTCATCTTTGAAGCCAAGGATGAACGCAAGCTCCCCGACTTGGTGTGACATACGAAACGCGAACTCTAAAGATCGCCGTCTGCGTGAAGGGTGAACCGATATTCCACGAAGGCACGACCGAGATTGAGATCGTTGATGAATGCGGTGGCGAGTTCTTAAAAGTTACGCAATCGCCAGACGATGCCGAGCCGGGCGTGATCAAGATTGACCCACACGAGTGGCCGGCGCTCAAGGCCGCAATCGACAAGATGGCGAAGGAATGCCGCAGCCATGACTAAATCGTCGCTCTGGGCGATATATTGCCGCAAGAACCCAAAATTCGCCGAGGAGGGCGAGATCACGCTCACCACTCGCGGGCTGCGGAAGATGTTTGATGTCACTTGGGACACGGCCTTTTATGATGGCGACGAAGAGCCTTGCGCGCCGAAAGAATATAGCTCGCCGACTGTAGAGACGCTAATGAAGGCATTTGGGATGAAACCATGAACCCGTTGGCATCAGGCATTCGCGATGGAATCAAGCTCGCCTTCGATGGCACTCTGCTTGATTGGGCCGAAGATCATGTTCACTTCCCCAATTCGGATCGCGCATCCCGATTTGACCGAACCGTGGCGCCGTGGATGAATGAACCACTGCTTGCTGCGAGCGATGACGAGACAACGCAGTTATTTATCCGCGCATCCACGGGGGCCGGGAAGACTACGATGATGGAAGCCTTGGCCTGCTTTGTTGTCGCTCAAAAGCCGGGGCCAACCTTATTCGTCGGCCAAACCGATGACATGGTTAAGGATTGGACGGAATCGCGTCTGCTCCCGATATTCCGTGAGTGCGCACCTGTGAGAGAATTGTTTCCCGAAGATCGCCACGCGCTGCGCAAAACGACGATCTTCTTCCCGCATATGGTTTTGTTTGCTGGCGGGGCGAACATGACGAACCTGCAAGAAAAATCCATGCGCTACTGCATCGGCGATGAAGTCTGGCGCTGGAAACACGGGATGATCCGCGAGCTAAAGGCAAGGCATCATGATAGGTGGAACCGCAAAACGATCCTTGTCTCGCAGGGTTGGGATAGCGATCACGAAGCCGATGCCGAGTGGGAGAGTGGAACGCGGGAAGTCTGGGGATGGCAGTGCGCTTGTGGATCTTGGAACCGTTACATGTTTGATGACATTAAATACGATGTCGCGAAGAATGAAACAGGTGAAGTGCTGTGGGACAAGGTTCAAGACTCGATTCGGATGGAGTGTCCCGCGTGTCACGCCGAATACAAAGACACGGCGGCGATTCGCAGGCAACTCTCGGCGGGGGCCAGCTACCGCGCCCTGAACCCGCACCCGATTCGTGGGCATCGATCGTTCGAGTTCCCTGCCTACGCCGTGTGGTGGATTCCGTGGTTTAGCATTGTGCGCGAGTGGATCGAAGCGCAGGAGAGTAAACACGCCGGGAATCTGGAACCGCTCAAGCAATTCGTGCAAAAGCGCAAGGCGCAGGTGTGGCAAGAGGAAGTGACAAGTAGCTTGCCAGAAATCTCCACTGGCGACTATTCCAAGGCAGACTTCATTGACGGGCAAAAGATCGATGGCGAGCATCGGCGATTTCTTTGCGTCGATGTGCAAAGAGATCACTACTGGGCCGCGATCCGCGCCTTCCGCGCTGATGGCAGTTCGATGCTCTTGGCGGAAGCAAAGCTCTTAACTTGGGAAATGATTGAGTCGATAGCGTTGCAATATCAAGTCCACCCGCGCGCCGTGGTGATAGACGCTGGCTTCGACACCGCTCTCGTCTATGAGCGATGCGCTCGCAACGGCTGGACGGCATCACACGGCTCGGGGCAGGATGGATTCTATCACATGGACAACGGTAGGCGTGTCAAGAAATTTGTTTCCAAGATTGAGACGGCGGTTGCCGGTAGCGACAACCTTCGCGCCTTCTATTTTTTCTTCTCCAACGAAGGCATCAAAGACAAGCTCGCCAGCCTTCGCCAGCCTGGAGCCGCACCGAAGTGGGAAGTGCCGAGAGATGTGTCGGAAGATTATCGCAAACATATGCTCTCCGAAATGAAGAAAGACATTGTGAACGCTCGCACCAAGCAAGTCGAGCAACGCTGGGTGAAGATCGGCGGGCGCCCGAATCACTTGTGGGATTGCGAGTGTATCGCGCTCGCTTCGGCCATGCTCGCCGGAGTGCTGCCGGTTGGCTCGGAGAGCTAATGTTTAAGCGGCTCGGCGGGGCATGAAAAAAAGTTGAAAAAAGTTGTTGACGAATTTCAAGACTCGTGAGAAAGTCATCCCAGATCGAAGCCACCACGGCGACGACGAAAACCAAAAACCAAAACCAAAAAATGAACACTCAAGCCGAATACCAAACAGCATTCAAAATCGTTTCAAACTATTTGAAGTTTGCAGAAGAAAAATCCAGTCAAGGACTGACCGTTGGGAAATTGAGCGGCAACGAAAAACATTTCGTTCAGCAATACCTGTATGACCTTTCCGAACAAAAAGCAGATTCGATTGATCATCCTTTTCGCGATCATTGGAAATGTCTTCAAACAAAAGCTGGGAAAAATCGGGTAGCGACACAATTGCAATCCATAGCCAGAAACCTGTTGCTTACCTTCAAAGACAAGTATCCCCACTTCTACGCTCAAGTTACAGGATCACCAAAACTTGTTCAGCCTCTCGCTACCATTGCTTTGACAAAAAAACAAAAAACAACTGTTGAAACCCTTTTGCGGGATGGATGGAAAATCAACGAAAAACACCCTGAAGGATATGTAACCTTAAGCACACCCGCGCAACATTTAGCAAGCGGGGCAAGGGTTTTTGAAAACGGAAACCTCCATGCTGATTACTACGACGAAACCAAAGGTCATCGTGTCAGAAAAATCTTTTACGCATCTCAATTTAACAACTAAACCTAAACCAAAGATTTAAAAATGATCATCGCAAATCAAAAAATCTTGCAAGCTGTTAAAGAAGTTATTGAAGAATATGAGTCGCCAGAGTCTCCAGAAGGATTTGCCTGCGCAATGTATCAATTAAAAAGAATCTATAATGAAACAAACCAAATCCCACGGCGGCGCCCGCAAAGGCGCCGGCCGCAAACGCGGCTCCGGTAAAGGCCGCACCGCCGTCACTCGTTCTATTTCCATGAAGCTTGAAAGTTGGGCAAAGCTCGATCGCGCTCGGGGCGCAATGAGCAGAGGAAAATATATCGCGTCGAGAATTTGACACAACGCACCAAACGATGGCACTTTCCAAATCCTATTTCGGCCTGCCGCTCGCCACGCTGCAAAGTCTGCAAACGCAGTTTATCGCCTGCTTGGAAGCAATCGCCGTGGCAGGCGCAAGTTACAGCATCGCGGGGCGCTCGTTCACTCGCGCCAATCTGGGCGAAGTGGCGCAGACGATCAAGGAACTCCAAGCCGCTATTGACAACGCACAGGGCAATAGGGTAAAAAGAGTTGTTTCAGCATTCCCGACACAATATCCATGAAGCAAGATTTCATCACAAAGGCGCTTGCAGTTGTTTCGCCCAAGGCGGCGATGTCGCGAATGATCTCGCAGGAGAAACTTCGCAACTTCGGGCGATTCGATTCGGCGCTTGACTCCACCAAGCGCGGCATCTCGCGCAATATCAGCGGCGCAGAAGACACCGCAGGAACCGCAGAGCGCTATAAACTCATCCGCGCCGCTCGCGATCTCGCAGACAATTTCCCGCCCGTTCGCTCGCTACTCTTGAAGTTTGCCACCTATGTTGCTG